CGCGCTATTTCAACATCCGGGGCGCGGCCATCGAGTTCTATCCCTGGGCGGCGGCGGGAACGGAAATCGCTGTCGGCTATGTCAGCCGCTACTGGATACGCAACGGCGCGACCGGCAAGGCCGCGTTCACGTCGAACAACGACACTATGCTGTTTCCCGAGGAGTTGATCCGCATGGGCACGCTGGCGCGTTGGCGCCGGCTTGTGGGCCAGGACTACACGGACCACTTGGCGGAGTTCGAGGCGGCGGCGGAACAACTCGCGAAAGAGGACCGGCGCATGAGGACGGGCATATGATGCTGTCTCCCGCCCGCGCCTTGGTTCGGCCCAGCGCGAAGGCCGCGAAGCCGCGCTACGCCGTCAAGGTGTTTCCGTCACCCAAGTTTGGCTTGGTGACGAACCTCGAATTGCTGACCGACAACGACATGGGATGCGCGGTTCTGGACAACTGGTTTCCAGAGCAGAACGGCATCCGCCCCCGTGGCGGCGCGCCGCGCTACGCCACGGTTCACGCCAGCAGCGCGGTGGATTCGCTGTTCAGCTACGAGGTCGGGACGGTCAAGAAGTTCTTCGCCGCGACCGCGACCGCGATATTCGACATTACCAGCCCGGCCACGCCCACCACCATTCCGGCGGAGGCGGTGGCGGGCCTGACCAGTGGCGCATGGGTGACGGCCTTGATCGCCAACGCGGGCGGCGTCTGGATGCGCGCCGTGAACGGCACGGACACGCCACGCACGTTCGACGGCGCTACTTGGGCCACGACGCCCGCCATAACCGGCGTCACGCCGTCCGAACTCTCCTACGTGGTGACGTACAAGCACCGGCATTACTTCATCCGCAAGAACACGCTGGATATCTGGTATCTCGCGACCGACGCTATCGGCGGGGCCGCGACGCTGTTCCCGCTGACCGGCGTGACCCGGCTCGGCGGCTCCCTCTTGTTTCTCGAAACATGGTCGCAGGATAGCGGCGACGGGCGCGACGATATGTTCGTCGCGGTCACGACGGAAGGCGAAGTCGTGGTGTATTCCGGCAGCGATCCGGCTTCCTGGGTATTGCTCGGCGTCTACTTCATCGGCAGGCCGTTGGGCGCGAAGGCGCATATGCGGGCGGGCGGCGACGTAGTGGCCGCGACCGAAGACGGCATGATCCCGATGAGCAGCGCCACCACGAAAGACGCGGGGGCGCTCTCGCTCGATAGCGTGGCCCGCGCCATCGAGCCGGATTGGAAGGAAATGGTCCGTACACGGATCGACGTGGGTGCGTGGTCGCTCCTGAAGTGGCCGCGCCGCAACATGGCGATTGTCGGGCTGCCCAACAGCGGCATGGTCGCGCCCATCGTGTTCGTGGTCAATCTCCAGACCGGCGCATGGGCGCGCTACACGGGCTGGAAGGTGCGGTCGCTCGGCTTGTTCAACGGCCAAGCCTACTACGGCTCCACCGATGGCGGCATTTTCACCATCGAGGCGCAATCGAACGACGACGGCAAGCTGTACTACCCGTTGGCCGTGCTGCGCTTCAACACCTTGGGCGCGCCCGGCGTGTTCAAGACGGCCACGATGGCCAGGGCCACGTTCCTGTCCTCGTTTGGCTTCAACGTGAAGCTATCGGTTTCGGCGGACTACACCCCGGCCTATGGGGCATTTCCCAACGCATTCGACGACAGCGGGATAGACCTCTGGGACGCCGGGCTGTGGGACATCGCGTTGTGGGATTCGGGCGGCTTCCGCCAACAGGTGCGGACGAACTGGCAAGCCATCACGGGGCAGGGCTTCGCGCTGGGGCCGAACATTCAGATCACCTACGGGGGCGTGACGCTGCCGGATGCCCGGCTGATTTCATTCGAGCTGGCCTATGAGACCGGCGGACCATTCGTTTAAGCTGCTGGTCGGCTTCGACGAAAAGGTTATTCACTTTGTCGAGGCCCTGATACCCCGGATGGCCGGGACGGGCGGGTTTCGAAGGCCCGCCTCAGCCCTCGGGGTGTTGCGGGACGGCAAGCTTGTCGGCGGCATGGTGTACACGAATTTCGACACGCAGGCTGGAACGGTTGAACTCAGTTGCGCGGCGCGGGATGGCCGCTGGTTCACCCGGCCCATTCTGTACAACCTGTTTCGCTACGCTTTCGAAGGCTTGGGCTGCCAGATGGTGTGGAACAGGTTTTCGTCGCGGGACGCGGCGTTGAAGCGCATGTGCGTGGCCTACGGGTTCAAGGTTCACGCGATAGAGCGCGCGTTCGGGCGCGACGAGGATTCGATAGTCGGCACTCTCACGGTAGAGCGTTGGCGGCAAAACGGCTTTCATAAGGAACACCGCGATGGGCAAACCTGACAGCCCCGATCCGACGCCTCCGCGTGAAATCGCGAAGGCCCAGACCGGCACCAATATCAGCAGCGCCATCGCCAACATGTGGCTCGGCAACCCGAATGTGGTGGGGCCTGGCGGCAGCACCACGTCTTCGCAGACCGGAACCAAGACGATCACCGATCCCTACACGGGGACTACTTACGAGATTCCGCAACTCACCCAAACCACGCAGCTCAGCGCTGGGGAACAGGGCATCTACGATAGCAGTCAGGCGAACCGGCGGGGCATGGCGGACGAGGCGGGGCGGCAAATGGGCTTTGCCCGTGACGCGATGGGCGCGCCCCTGACGCTGAACGGCGGCGCGGCGGAAGACCGCATCGTGGATTTGCAGCGCAGGCGCGTCGATCCGTACCAGCAAGAACAGGATAGCGCGCTGCAACAGCGGCTCGCCGATCAGGGCATCCGGATGGGCAGTGAGGCCTACGGGCGCGCCATGGACGTGCGCGGCCAGGACAAGAACGACGCCATGAACAGCATGTGGCTCGGGGCGCGCGGGCAGGTGAACCAGGACATGCTGAACGAGGAACAGGCCCGGCTTGGCCGCATCGGGTTCTTCGCTAGCGGGGGCCAGCCCCAACAGCCCAACGTCCCGGCGGCGGGACGCCCACAAGTCCCGACGACCGACGTTGCCGGCATCATCGGGAACAACGACCAGATGCAGCAGCAGCAAGCCCAGATGCGGGCGCAGCAGCAGCAGCAGATGTGGGGCGGCTTGGGAGGGCTCTTCAGTTCCGCGTTGTTCGCGCTATCGGACGAGCGGGCCAAGACCGACATCGAGAAAGTCGGCAAGGTCGCGGGCCACAATACCTACCAATACCGCTACAAGGGCGAGCCGCGCGGCGCGAAGCACATGGGCTTCATGGCGCAAGAGGTGGAGAAGAAGGTTCCGGGCGCGGTCAAGACCATCGGCGGCATGAAGCACGTCGATTATCGCCAAGCAATCCGGATGGGAGGGTAGGCCCATGGGTTACATTTTCGGGGGCGATACCAACCTCAGCCAAGAACAGATCGCGCGCGACCGCGAGATGTCGAACGCGCTCATGGAGCGCTTTGGCCAGCGCGGAACGCCGTCAAATGGCTGGGAAGGCCTGAACGCCATCGGGCAGGCGCTCATGTACAACATTCTGAACTCCCGCGCCGCGAAGGGCGAGAAGGCCAACAGCTTCGCGGCGGGCAATGCGTTCGAGCGGTTGATGCAGGGGTACGGGCAGGGCGGCGGGCAAGCGATGCCACAGGCCATGCCGGTGGCGGGCGAACAGGAGGCCATGCCGCCGTTGGCGGCAGCCGCGCAAGGCGGAGGTTCGCCCGGCGCGAGCGCCGATCTCATGCCGCTTCGTGGCGGTGGCGAAGGCGGCGGAAGCCAAGGCGCCAGCGGCGGCGTCATCGCGGCGCTTCTCAACACCATCGCGGGAACGGAAAGCGCGGGGAAGTACAACGTCATGTATGGCGGGAAGCGGTTCACGGATTATTCGGACCACCCGCGCCGGGCGTTTGACATCGGCAGCGGGCCGAACCGGGGCAAGAAATCGACGGCGGCAGGCAAGTATCAATTCCTGTCCCGGACTTGGGATCAATATCGCGACAAGCTCGGCTTGAAGGACTTCTCCCCGAAGTCGCAAGACGCCGCCGCATGGGCGCTGGCATCGGATGCATACCGGCAGCGGACCGGCGGCGATCTCGCCAAGGCGCTTTCGTCAGGCGATGCGCGCCAGATCGCGCAAGCCGGCAAAGCACTGTCCGGCACGTGGACGAGCCTTCCCGGCGGCATCGAGCAGGGCATCGGCGGCAATGCTTTCGTCAATGCGTTCCGGCGCAACTTGGGTTCCGGTTCGATGCAAGGCTTCAAGAGCAGTTGGGTGTTCAGGGAATGCCGCCCCAGCCATTTCCGCAACGCCCCCCAATGGGCGTGACGCCGAACGAACCGGTTCCATTCCCGCGCGAGAAACCGCCTTACCAGCCCCGCACCGATTTCTCCCGGCAAGCCCCGCCCTATGGCGGCATGATGCCTCCTCCTTCCCCTCCCATGACGGGAGGGTATTTCGGCTATGGCGAGCCGTTCGCGATGCCTCCCACGCCGACGCTCGACAGCGTTAAGCCCCCCATCCCGCAGCCCCGTCCGGACATGCCGTTTGCCGGGGCGCAGGGCGGCGCACAGCAGCAACTCCCCCCGCCCATGCCTCCTATCGCTCAACAGCAGGAAGCGCCCCCAGCGCCTCCGCAGGCCATGCCTATGGCGCAGCCGCAGGGCAGGCCGAAAAAGCCCTTGACCGAATTCCAGCGCATGATGCTGCACAGCATGGAAAAGCAGGGCGGCCCGCCCCCGAATGCCCGGATGTTGCGCGCGCTCGGCATCGAGCCCGATCAAGCGGCCCCGCCGCCCCAAGCCCAGGCCATGCCAGCCGCTGGCCCCGACATGTCCGAAGTCGTGACGGATCCGACGCAGCAGCAACAGCCACCGCTCCCCCCGCCCCAGCCCATGGGCGGCAACACGGGCGGCGGGCCGATGCAGGGCGGGCAGTTCGCCGATCAAATCGCGCCGGAACCGCCCAGCCAGCCCAGCGTCGCCGAACTCATGCGCTTCATGGCCATGCCCGGCGCTAGCGCGGAGCAAAAGAAAATCGCCGCCATGATCCTGGAGCAGCGCATCCGGGCGGGCGACCCGAAGACGATGATGGAGTTGCAGAAGCTTCAGATCGAGCTTCAGCAGCTTCAAAACCCCGGCATGAAGGTGGAAAACGTGGGCGGACGGCTTGTCCAGTACGATCCGCGCGGCGCCGGCGGGGCCAAGGAGATTTATGCGCCGTCCGTCGATCCCTACAAGGCGGCTGAGCAAAAGCAAGGGCTGGAGAAGGGCGCGCTTGAGATCGACGCCTTGCGCAACCCCAAGCCCAAGTTCGACTTCCTTCCCGGCAAGGATGGTTCGATGTTCCGGGGCAACGAATCCGACGGCACCTTCGATCAGGTCTATGGCGGACAGGCGGACAACTATCGTGTTCTCGGGCCGGACGAAAAGCAGCGGCTCGGACTCGATCCGGCGAAGTCGTATCAGGTCAGCGGCGACAACAAAATCAGCGAAGTCGGCGGCGGCGGCACAACCGTCAACATCGATCAGAAGACGGAAGGCGCTTTCGAGAAGAAGTTCGCGGAAGGCCAAGCGGAAATCTTCAACACCCTCATCACGGATGGCCAGAACGCCAAGGCCGACATGGCGATGATCGATCAGTTGGACGCGCTCACGAAAGACGTGGGCGGGTTTGGCACGGGCATGAAGTCCATTGCGGCGTCCTACGGCATTCCGCTTGGCGAAGGCGCTTCCGATTTGCAGGCGGCGGACGCCATTATCAGCAAGCTGGTTCCTTCGCAGCGCCTTCCCGGTTCGGGGCAAATGTCGGATCGCGACGTGATCTTGTTCAAGGCGTCGCTGCCGTCGTTGTGGTATCTGCCGGAAGGCAACGCCATCATCGTCCGCACCATGAAGGGCCTTGCGGACTACCGTATCGCCCAAGGCGACATCGCGACACAAGTTGCTTCGCAACAGATGACGCGGCAACAGGGCATCGCGGCATTGAACGCGCTGCCGAACCCGCTGGCGGAGTTCCGCAAGATACCGCCGCCCGCGCAAAAGCGGCTTGAAAAAGCTCCTGCCAAGAATGGCGGCGGCTATGAATTTCCGCCGATCATCGACGGCATGTTCGGCGAAGAGCCGGTGGCGAAGAAGTCATTGCCGCCCGCCGATCCCAATTTGGAGAACCGGCGAAGCGAGCCGAAAAAGCCGGACGACGTGGATCAAGGCGTCTGGGATATGATGACCATAG